GGGTGCATGGCCTGACGCGCTCGATGATGAACGAACTGGCCCAAGTCATCCGGCTGGCCAACGGGTCCGTGACGATGCGCTTTAACCAGATCATCATCGCAGCGGGTGATTACGGCACCAACCTCACCAAAATCTTCCAAGGGCAGATCACCCTCGCCCCGATCCAGATGGCCGGCGCTCCGGATGCCGTTCTGGAACTGGCCGCGTATGCCGGCGCCTTCGAGCAAGTGCAGATGATCCCGCCCAGCAGTTATTCGGTGCCGGTCGACGCGGCGCAGGTGTTGGCGAACCTCGCCGCTCAGGCGAGCCCGCCCTATGCCTTCGAAAACAATGGCGCCTCGGCCATCCTGGATGCGCCCTACTTCAGCGGTTCATTGCGCGAACAGATGTACGCGTGCGTGCAGCAGGCGCACTTCGAGTGGAACGGCCTGGATGACGGGGTGCTGGCGATATGGCCGAAAGGCGGTTTTCGTTCGGGCAGCGTCGATATTCCGCAGATCGTTGTCACGGCTCCTGCCTCGGCTCCGCTCATTTCCCCGGCGACCGGCATGCGCGGGTATCCGACGAACTGGAATCTGGGCGTGGCGATTACCACGCTTTTCAATCCCAAGCTGCGCATCGGCAAGCTCTGCCAGGTGCAAAGCAGTCTGCCGTTTGCGAACGGGACCTTTGTGATGTTCGATATCTCGCACGAAATCGAAAGCGAAATGCCGGAAGGCCAGTGGTCGACCTCGTTCCATGGCGTTCCCACGTCCAGTGACCTGTATCCGGCACCATGATCAACGCAGGCGAAGGCTATTCGGGCCTTCAGAGCCCGACTGATTTCCTGAACGAATTCAACGCCCAGAATTTCCTGATCTGGTCGATCCTGTCGCGCATCGCTACCGCGACACTGGTCCAGGTGCAAGAGGTCACGACCACCGGGGGAGTGGCGCCGGTCGGTTTCGTCAACATCCTGCCTCTGGTCAACCAGATGGACGGCTCAGGTAACACGACGCCGCACGGGATCATTTTCAATTGCCCGTACCTGCGGATGCAGGGGGGCGCGAACGCGATCATCCTGGATCCGCAGGTGGGCGACATCGGGATCGCAGTCTTCGCCAGCCGTGACCTGTCCAGCGTGATCGCGAGCAAGGCCCAGGCCCCACCGGGCAGCCGGCGCCGGTATGACATGGCCGATGGCCTATACCTTGGCGGAGTGCTCAATGGCGTGCCGACGCAGTTCGTAGAATTTTCCGCGACCGGCATCCGGATCAGTTCGCCGCAGCAAGTAAAACTTGACGCGCCGGACGTGTTGCTTCAATCGGGCAGCACGCTGGAAATTGATGCCGCGACGCTCTCGTTTACGGCGCCCACGGTGAACCTTACCGCCTCGAGCGGACTCACCCTCACGACGCCCTTGCTCACGATCAACGGCAACATCGCGAGCACCGGCACGATCACCAACAACGGGCTCCCTGTCGATAGCACGCACGTGCACACGGGAGTCACCACCGGCAGTGGCAACACAGGGACACCGCTCTGATGAGTACGACGCTTTACCTGGATCCGTCCGCGTGGGACCTGGTCGTGGACGTGAACGGAAATCTCGCCGTCGCGACCGATCCCTATGGCTTGGCGCAGGATGCGGCGAGCGCGCTGCGCACCTTCCTGGGCGACATCTACTACAACCAGGCGCAGGGCATCGACTACTTCGGCCTGTTGCTGGGAACGCCGGTGTCGCTCACGCTTTTGAAGTCGACGCTGGCAAGCGAGGCGCTGAAAGTTCCGGGAGTGGTGTCGGCACGGGTTTTCATCTCCGCCTTCGATCCTATCGTTCGACAGGTGAACGGCCAGGTCCAGATTACAGACGCAACCGGCACGATCGCCGCGGCGAGCTTCTAAATGCCCACCAACGTCCCAGCGCTCGCCTTCACGTCGACCGGATTCGTAGCACCGGCCGAATCGGCCATTTTGGCGGGCGTACAGCAGGATCAGATGGCCGCCTTGGGCGCCGGCCTCACCACGGGTCTTTCCACGCCGCAGGGACAACTGGCGCAGAGCCAGACGGCGATTATCGGCAACTCTAACAACCAGCAGATCGCCCTTTTCAACGGCGTCGACCCCGCTTTTGCCAGCGGGCGGATGCAGGATGCGATCGGACGCATCTGGTACCTGAAGCGCCGGCCGGCGCAACCGACGGTCGTCAGTGCCACGTGCTACGGCCGTACGAATGCCATCATTCCGGTGAACGCCCAGGCGGTCGACCAGGCCGGCAACATCTACTACTGCGCAACCAGCGGCACGATCCCGGTGGGCGGCTCGATCGTGCTGCCGTTCGCGTGCGCCATCGTAGGACCGACGGCCTGCCCGATCGGGTTCCTGAATCGCATCTACAAGGCGATCCCGGGCTGGGATTCGATCAACAACCTGGTGGCCGGCGTCGCCGGGACCCTCGTCGAATCCCGCTACGCCTTCGAAGAGCGCCGGCAGCAGTCGGTGGCCAACAATGCCCAAGGATCCACCCAGGCGATACAGGCCGCCGTCCTGGGGCTGCCGGGCGTGCTGGATGCCTACACCATCGACAATCCGACCAGTTCGCCTGCATCCATCGGCGGGGTGACGATCGGGGCCAATGCGGTTTATTGCGCGGCCTACGGGGGCTCGAGCGCGGCGATCGCCAAGGCGATATGGACCAAGAAAAGCCCGGGCGCTCCGACCACCGGCAACACGGCCGTTATCGTCTATGACGACGGTTCCGGCTACCAGGCGCCCCTTCCCTCCTACACGATCAATTTCCAGATCCCGACGCCCACGCCGGTCCTGTTCGCTGTGTCGATGCAGAACAACACCGGCGTTCCGCCCAACGCGACGGTGCTGATCCAGAGTGCCGTGATGTCCTCGTTTGCGGGAGCCGACGGCGGCCCGCGCGCGCGCATCGGGGCCTGGATACTGGCCAGCCGCTTCTACCAGAACATCGCGGCGCTCGGACCTTGGGCCGTCGTGTATTCGGTGCAGATCGGCACGTCGGTGGCCAATCAGACCGCGATCCTGATGCAGATCAACCAGGTCCCGACCATCACGGCCACCAACATCGCCGTGACCTACACATGATCATTCCGGACGAGGACACCGGGGGCCAGTTTCAGTTCTACGTGACCCCTGGCCCGACGCTGCTGGGGGTGGGCGACGGGGGCACCAATCAGTTTTTAATCGGCGCGGTGGGCCAGGAAATGGTATCGGCCAACCTCTTTGGCCTGTGGCGCAACGACTGGCAGGGCAACCAGGCGCTTTACGCCACGCCGCGCACGAACAACTTGCTGCAATCGCAGGCCTTCGGCCAAACGCCGTGGGCCACTCTCGGAAGCGTCACGCTTGGCGCGACCGCCGGCACGGCGCCGGACGGTTCGAACACGGCCACGCTTGTCACCCAAACGGCCAACGCCAGTTCGGTCTACCAGGATGTGGCCTCGATCGGCACCCAGGCCTGGACAGCGTCCGCGTACGTGAAGGGTGCAACCAGCACCGACATATCGCTCACGATCTTCTGGTTCACGGGCGGAACTACGCAGTCAGTGAACGTGGCGATGAACCCTGCAACGGGGGGCCTGGTTGCCACCGGTTCGAACATCGCGACGCTCACCAACTATTCGATCACGGCACTTCCGAACGGCTGGTATCGCATCTCGATTTCAGGTGTGGGCACCGATCCGAATAACACCAAGGTGCGCTTCCAAATCTACGACTTCACCGGCGCGAACGGCAGTTACTACCTGTGGGGCGCCCAACTCGAGGTTGGCAATAGGGCCACTTCCTACCTCGTCACGATCCTCACCACGATCACGCTGACTGACTACGTGTTCGATGCCCTTACGGGCCTCATCAAGTTCACTGTCACGCCGCTGCCCAATTCGCAGCTCACCTGGGTTGGCAATTTCATCTTTGAACTCGGCGAGCTACCGGCCTGGAAAGCCAGCATCGCAAGCCAGTACGCCAACAGCCCTGCATTGCTGGCTCTGATCCAGTCGTTCGAAGAATGCGTTGACCCGGCGGCCAACATCGAGGCCTTTTTCAACCTGATCTGGAATATCGACACGGCGCAGGGCTACGGGCTGGACGTGTGGGGCCGCATCGTCGGGGTGACTCGCATCCTGAACATTCCGACCACGACCGCGAAGTATTTCGGATTCCAGGAAGCCAGCGGCGCGCATATCGAGGGCTTCAACAATGCGGTGTTCTTCAATGTGAACGTCGCCTCGAACTTCGCCATTTCCGATGCGATCTTCCGCACGCTGATTCTGGTCAAGGCCCTGATGAACATTTCGCGCACGGCGACGCCGACGTACAACAAGGCGCTGATGACGCTTTTTCCTGGGATCGGCAACTGCTACGTGATCGAAACAGGCCCAATGACGGCCCAGCTCACCTTTCCGGCGCCGCTCTCCGTTGTGCAGAAGGCGATCCTGCAACAAACGGGCGTGTTCTCGCCGCCCACCGGCGTGACATTCACGATTGCCCCATAGGGACGCCAACCGATGCTTGCCAGTCAGATTCCGACCTATTTTCCAGAGCCATTCGCGATCAACGCCGGAGCCGGGTACACGCGCCCGATCCCGAAGAATTCGCAAATCGGCCTCATCAACGGGGCCGCGAGCCTGAACGATGGTTTCCCGCCGTTGTGCTTTCAGCCGATCGAGAGCGGCGGCTTTGCACCGTTCGGTCAGGATTTCAACGGGTTGCTCGAGCAGATCACGGCCGGCTTGCAGTGGCTTCAGGCCGGGGGCCTCGCGCAGTACAACTCGACGCTTCAGACCGCGATCGGCGGCTACCCGAACGGCGCCGTGCTGATCAAGGCTTCCGGCAACGGGTTTTGGATTTCGACGGCCGACAACAACGTAACCGATCCGGACACGGGGGGCGCCGGCTGGAACGACCTACTGGCCATTTACGTAAAGAACGACGGCCACACCTACGGCATCAGCATCACCGGCAATGCAGCCACGGCCACCACGGCTAACACGGCGACCTCGGCGCTGACCGCGGGCTCAGCAACCACGGCCACCACGGCCACGACGGCCGCCAGCGCGACGGTTGCCGGCAGCGCAAGCAACTCGTCGACCCAGGCGGTTGGCACCAACAACACCACGATTGCCACGACGGCCTTCGTCAATCAGAACGCGTTCGGTACAGGCGGCCAGACCTGGGGGGACCAGACCGGCGCGCGCTCGGTGGGAGTGGCATACACGAATTCGACGGGACGGCCGATCTACGTATCGGTGACCACGCGGAATACGGGTCCAGGTAACGGCGGCTCGATTTCTGCTCTGGTAAATGGCGTCACCATTTCGCAGGCCAGCAATTTCAACTTGAACTACCAGAACCACGTTTCTTTCATCGTGCCCCCTGGCGGCGTCTACCAGGTGAACAACATAGGAACCACAGCGCAAGCGTTGAATCTGTGGGCCGAATGCAGGTAAAAAGGACACCGTGATGCGCCACTTCCAAAATCCTGCCAATGGTCAGATTCACGGCTACGACGTCGACGGATCGCAGGACGATCTGATCGGCAAAGCCATCGATGCGCATTGGGAAGAAGTCCATGACGTTACCCAAGCGGCTGCGCCCGCGGGTGCGCCGCAGCTTCCCGGCGCCCACGACAGGATTCTCGAACTGGAAGCGAGCGTGACGCCGCGCCGGCTGCGCGAAGCGATCCTGACGGAACGAGGCCGCGACTGGCTGGTCAATATCTACGATCAGATCGAGGCTCTGAGAAAGCAGCTGTCATAAGTGAAGAAACGGAACAAAAACGCGCCTGTCTTCCGAATCGGCAACGCCCTGGTCGCTGTCGATCACTACACGTCGACTGAAACGCCAGGGCCTTTTTACATCTTCACCGTCACTAGGGATGAGGACGGCATCACATTCCAGTACCGCTTCAATCCGAAGGCCGTACCAACTGGTTTAGACGGAGAAGTGCTGGCCCGTTACCTGCTCGAGCATGCCGCGGATGCCAAATTCATGCGTTACTGGAAAGAAGAATAGCTGACCTCGGCAACAGCACCACGGATACGGGATTAAGGATTCGAATCCAGTATCCGCAGGGTTGAAAGTGCTCTAAACGAGTCCACCCGCGTATCAAACGCGGTTCGCTCTGGATCATCGGTGCGCGCAGTGGGCCGTTTTTCGAGCGATTAAGGCCATCGGGCATAGCCAGAATGCGCCCCATGCCTGCAAACGATCCAATCTGGACCGCAAAGGTTCCGGCGGCGCCGCTTGATCCGGCCCCGCTTAAGCCGCTCGAGGCCGCAACGGCGTCGCGTGGCATCGGCGTGGTTCCGGTGCAGCCGACAATGCCGTACGCCACGCTACTCACCTTTGCCGCGGTGGTTTGCCTGCTCGGCGCCCTGGCCTGGTACATCCTTTATGTTCACGTGGCAGTCACCTAATGTTAGGCCCGCGCGCCCGGGAGTCTTTCCGGTGACGGTGCCGGTAGGCCCTTCGAACGTCCAATTGCGGCCCACGGAAGTGCGCTGGGCGCGCTGGACGGGCGAATACTGGTGCTGCTGGGGGACGACGCCAGAGCGGGCCGCTAGGGCCTCGTTTCCCGGACCGTCGGCTGGATACAGGTGGGCCAACCAATGACACCGCAGGATTTCATCAGTCAGCTAACGCCGGCCGCGCAGTCATCGGCCGCTATCACCAAGATCCCGGCCTCGTTCACGATCGCCGAAGCGGCGCTCGAATCGGGCTGGGGTGCCTCGCAGCTGGCGCGCGATGGCTTCAACCTGTTCGGTGTGAAGGCCGATCCCTCCTGGACCGGCGACGTGCTTCAGATGAACACCCGCGAATTCCTGAACGGCCAGTGGGTGATGCAGCTTGCGAACTGGCGCAAGTATGGCGACTGGCTCGGAGCTATCCAGGATCACGCAGCCTTTCTGCTCGGTAACCCGCGCTACCAGGCGGCGTTCGAAACCACGAACGGCATCGACTTTGCCAGTGCCGTTGCGGCGGCCGGCTACGCCACCGATCCTCAGTACGCCAGCAAGATCGCCTCGATCATTCGTGCGCACGGCCTGCTCGGCCTGGACAGCGTCGCGTGAACCCCGAAAGCGCCTGGTCGAAGTTCTGGCGCCACATCAGCACCGGCCCGGACAATCAGACCATCGAGCCGGCCAACGTGATGGCGATCGTGCACTGCCTTTTCACGATGATGGTGGCCAGCACTGGCACGCTGATCTGGCTGTGGAAGGCCTGCAAGGCCTCTGGCGTGCCCGATCTACAGTCCTTTGGCATCGGCCTTAGCGCGGTGGGTGCGTCGGTCGCCGCGGCGATCTGGGCCCTCGGCAAGGCGCAGGGCGCGCGCGGCGACGCGGTTTACGCGGGCCGGGGGGACGGCAAATGAACTTGCTCGACTACATCAAGATCGGCGTGCCCGCCGCGGTCGCGGTCATGCTGGGCGTGTGGCTGCTGGTTGCCAAGGGTGAGCTGGCAACGACGCAGGCGGCCCTCACAACGACGCAAGGCAAGCTCTCGACCAGCGAAGCCGATCTGGCGATCGCCAATGCGAACCTGACAACCGTTCGTGGGGCCCTCGTCGACGCCAATCAGCGCACGCTGGATGCAGCGGCCGATGGCAAGAAAGCCGACGCCGCGGCCCAGCAAGAGGTTTCGGCCGCACGGGTCGCCAATCAAACGCTCGCGGTTCGCGTGGCCGCGCTCGAGGGGCAGGCCAGGGCGAGCGCGCCGCGCCCCGCTGGGCTGGACGCATGCCAGAACGCAGACAGAATCTTGACTGAGCAGATCGATGCTGGCCCGGTTAAGTAAACTCACGGCGGGTATGTTTGCAGCCACCTTGGTGCAGGCTTGCAGCACTGCTGCCTCGCCACCACTTCAGCCCGTGATCGAGATTCAGAAGGAAGAAGTCCAGGTGCGCGTGCCGTGCCAGGTCGCTGACGTGCCGGCGGTGAAGTATCCGTTCGACGAAGCCACCAAAGACTCTCCAATCGACACGAAAGTGGAATTGCTCACTGCGGATCGGCTGGCGCGCGCCGAAACAGAGCGCGTGCTTCGCGCGGCGTTGGACGGTTGCAGGAAGTAATTCGATGCCTCCAGAAGCCGGAGAAGTCATTGCGCTGATCCTTCTCGCAGCGCTGTTGTGGACCGTGTTCACGACCAAGTCGCGCAACGGCAAGTGACCCGTCGGCACGTGCTGAATCATTGAGTTATTAGCGCGATCGCGGTATTGCAGGCTGAGCCATCATTGAATGATGGGAGCCATGCGACATTTGCGCGAGGTCGACGTCGGCGAGAGCGAACGGCCGCCTCCGCCGCCGCGCGCGCCGTGGTCAATCATGAGTCTGAGCGTGCCGCTACAGACAGCGGTCGGCGTTCTGCTATGGACGGGCGCTGCGGTTGCATATATCGATCACAGATTCGGCAAGGTCGACGTGGTCGCTGCGCAGCAGGAAAAAGATCGCGAAAAGGCCGTAAGCGACAAGGAACTGATCGCTAAGGATTTTCAATTGCGCGACCAGCGGATCGACGAGCTTAAGGGGCAAATGCAGTTAATGGAATGCAAGGTTGACGGCGGCAAGGCCTGCGGGGGCAGATGATGAATGAGCAGATGGTGGACGATGAAGCCGCGCCGAAGCGCAAGCGCATTCACCCGCTTGCGTGGGTGACGCCCTGTCTTCTCGCGGCCGCGGTGTGCGTCAGCACGGGCTCGGTGATCACTTCGCGCTACGACAAAGCGGCCGCAATCAAGCTGGCAGAACAGGTCGCAAAAGACCGGAAACAGGATCGCGAAGACGCGGGCGCGCGCGAGGCGCACTTGAATGAATTACTCCAAACCGAGAGAAAAGAAAATGAGAAAGAGGCCCAGCTTCGCCAGCGCAACCACATGGCTTTTGCTCAGCACGCTGGCCGGGTGCGCAGCGCTCTCGAAGCCGACCTGTCCCGTAGTCGAACCGACAGCGACGCCTGTACCGTCCGAATTGCTCGAATCTCCGAGGACTACGGAGACGTCGACGACCTACTCCGAGAAAGTGTCCAACTTCTCGAAGAAGGTAAAGCAGAGGGCGCTCGCCTCGAAGCAGAAAACAAGCGCCTCGCCCGCATCGCCGCCGGCTGGCAGCAGCGCTACGCCCTCGAGCACGCCGAACGCATCACGGTGACCGCGAAGAAAGGCGGCTAGGACGCGGTCGTTTCAGGCCCAGAAACCAATCCATTAGCCGCTCGAGCAAGTAACGGCTGCCGTGATATGGCGCCGCTGATGCCAGCGCCACAATGCCCAGAGCCAGCAGGAAAAGCAGCGCGAACGGAAGGCATACCCACCAGTACCACGGCCGCGCGGGCAAGACCGCCGGGTAAGCCATCGCTATGACGGCTTCTGCATAACGTTGATGGCCATGATCGGCTGCACCACGTTCACCGCGATCGCGCGTTCGGCTCCGCGCTGTAGATCCTCGGTCCATACGGTGCATGTTTCCAAGCCGACCACGAATCCCAATTCTTCGGCCACCATCCAAACGGCGTATTGGTTCGGCGCCCTGCCCTTGCGGGTGGATGACATCGACATGTGACGGCAGGTCCCTATCGGGTGGCCGTTCTCGATCGAAAAGGTCACAAGGTACGTCATCGGCAGATCGACCGTCTGGGCGTCCATCTGAGCCATGTGTGCCCGCTTGCCGTCGGGTGTCTGAATGCGCTCGAACAGGCCCACCACATTGACCGGGTTTTCGGCTGCTAGGCGTCGCAGCTCGGCTAGGGCCGCCTTCTCGTGCTCGCCGATGATCAGCGCCGATCCGAAGCTCACGGCATCTTCTCCGGGAATGGCCACTTGCCCGCGGCGCGAAGCTCTTCGACGGTCGGATCACCGGGCCGAACAATCCCATCGCGGATCATCTTGTCGCGGACCTCCCGGACCAGTTCGGCGCCGGCTGGCGTTTCAAGCATCGCTCGATCTTCCTCACGACAGGCCTGTACCCGGATCAGCGGCCGGCTGTCGCCCTGGCATCTATTCCGCGGCAGACGGCGCGCTTCGTCTACTGCTTCGAGGAATTCCTGAAACAGCGCTTCGCTGTGCTGTTCGTAGCGTTCCGTGATCGCGCGGATCGCCGACTCGAACAGGGCCACCGACTCGGCGTCTTCGATCAGCTTGGCTTCTTCGGTGGGGGGCTTTCTTCGGCGCATGCGTTTCGCTCCTGAGCGGCCTTCCGGATACGCGCCTGGCCGTGCCGGGCGCAGTAATTTCCCAATGGCTGATTCTGGAGGCCCATGACAGTGCCCGTTGCGGGAATCGTGCACGCGGGATGACTGCAATTCCCCAGCTGCTTGAACCAGCGGGCTTCGTCAGGCTCTTTCAAATGATCTGCCCGAACCGCATCGGCGGTGGCCAGCCGTAAGTTTCCGGATCGATGATGTTGATTTTCGCTCCGCATGGCATCTTCACGTTTCGCGACTCACCGCCGCTAGGACCAAGCAACAGCTCGTCCGTCGCCACCTTCTCGCCGCATACCGGACACTCTCCCCGCTCGAGCCGATCAAGCTCAGCTTCCGTCATGTCGCGAATCTGTCTCATGTCTCGACCTCGGCGGCTCGAGGCCGGCGCCGCGGCGGCGGCGTCTTATCGGGTCCTTCGACCTCGACGATCACGCGCCAGCGATCGTTGCGTTCCTGGTCGTAGCTGAACACCAGGCGCGGATCGCCGTCATCGATTTTCAGAAAGTCGGCGATCCCGTCGACTACATTCTTGCAAGCAGCGCGCAGATTATCGTGACTGTCCAGCCGCGACGGGCCGGTGCGCGTGAGCCTGATGTGTATCGGTCCCATGATGTCCATCATCGACAGCGGGAACGGGTGCGCCTCCCGCAAGCGAAAGTACGTTTCCCGCCGTTCGTATTTGGCGATCTTTGCAGCTCGCGACCAGTGCACGCGTTCGTTCAGTTTCGAATGCGTGCGCATCGGGATTACGACTCGGACTTGCATGATCCGTCTGCCAACATTCGTTGCATTACTTCTGCCGCGGTTTCGTTAACCAGCTTGATGGCGGACTCCATCGATTCGCCAGTCATGAACATACAGCGTAGAACCTCCTGTCGGAACAGGATCGGCATCTTCTGATAGTCGGCGAGTGCGTCGTCACTGATATCAAGCGCATCGGCTGGAATGTTCATCGTTGCTTCAACTCTAGGATCGAAACCGGGATCAGCCGTCGCACGGCATCGATATGCGAAGTGAGAGCGCTTTCAATCACGGCGTTGCCCATTAGAAAGTGACCGGCCAGCCACATTGAGAGCAAGTCTGCCAGGACTGCCCCCTGGACATGGGGCGGCTGACCCGCCAGCAGCGGCTTGATCCGTTCGACGATTTGCAGCGCCAGCGTAGCGTCGGCGCTGGCATCACGGATGGTCCAATCATCCGGTCCTAGATTCGGATCGATGCTGATCGGGATCATTTTTCGCCGCCTGCCTTTCAGCCCATTCCCTGGCATGCTTCGGACACAGATCCTTTTCCGGCGCCGGCTCGGATGTGCAACTACCGCACAAATGTGCGTCGCACGTCCCGCTGCGCCGCGCCGGCACTTTCCAATCGCACGCCCGCGTTGCGATGTTCCCGCACTGGCAACGCTGGCGCCTCTCGCGCGTACAGAAGATACCGCCGAGAGTCCCGGTTCTGAACGGATGGCAAGTCACGCGCGTTCACCCTGACGGGCCCGGAAATGTCGGCTCAACGGCGATGGCTTTTCGTCGCGAAACGCCCCGAAATGTTCGGCCAGGAATTCCGGCTCGAGCGGGATCCAGTAGAAACTGAGCAGCGTGCGGTAGCCGTTGCCATGCTTGTCGGACAGCGTATACCGGCGCCCGCGCGCGATACTAAACTCGGTTCCTGCCTGATCGCGGAAGGTGTGAGCTTTGATGCAGATCGCCGTGCAGATCATCATAGTTCACGCCGTGGCCTCGACAGGCTCACCGATTTCGACCTGGCGATTGTCATCGGGCGGTTGAAGCGAAATCTCGATATCTTCCTGTACCAGATAACACAACTTGCCGCATTGCTGCTCATCGGGCCTGCACTGCACCCGAAACTGCACGTTCACGCTGCCGCCGTTCATCAATTCGAAGTGGAACTTATCGGCAGATCGAACATCCAGATGCATCGCCGATCGCTCGCTCACACCGTAATGAACGTAAAGCATGCCGCCGATTATCTCCAGTTCCCAGTCGATCGGGGCCATATTCGGGAAGCGCAGTTCAGGCAGCCAGCCGGGCTCAAGCTCCAACTGGTCGCGACGATCCGGCTTGCGATACAGGCTCGATTTAAGCGCCGGATCGAACTCGCTCAGAAGATCGTTGGCTGTCAGGAACGAGAACTTCAGATCGGCCACGAGCACCTTTTCGTCGCCATGCACTTCTTTGCGTACATTGAAGTGGACTAGCTTCGCCTTTTGATGAACAAGAGTCAGCATGACGGTTCCCCTTTCACCAACTGGATAGTGCATCCATGCGCTCGAACACGTGGCCTATCGCGTCACCATTTTCGAGCTGGTACGTGCCCACGTAGCGAATGTGCCCGACGTCCTCTGCTAGCACACGCGCGCCGGTGTGCAAAGTGACCAGGACACGCCTTTCCACTTCGATGTAGGGCGGTTCCTCACCGATCACCCAGATGCAAGGCCGGTCGCGGTGCACCTGTATGCACAGGATTTTCGCGCCCACCGGCAACATCAAGACTTGGCGCGGGTCCCGCTCGATCGGCCACTTGATGATGATCGTGGCCACGGGTCAGTCCAGATTCGGCACTGTGGCCGCTGCGGAGCCGGCCACCTGGCTTGCTGATGCGTCGCCAACGGGCGCCGCCTTCGCAGTCTCGCGTGCTTTAGCCTCGTCCCTAGCAGCGCAGAGAATGCGGATTACCAGTTTTGCAATCTCGCGCATTTCCAGGTCGTACTGCTCGCGCCGCTCGGCGTCGAATAGTTGCTGGGTGAAAGAGCGATCGCCCATGTTGAACAGCGTAACCATATCCGCCAGCAACGCGAACGGGATAGCCGCGATGCGCCGCAGTCTCATGCGCGGCCTTCCATCGCAGCATCGATCGCCTTGTCCATTTCCGAATCTGGGGCCATCACGTCGTCGTTCCACTCTGCGAACAGATCGACTTTTCTCCCAAAGCGGGTCGTGTACTTACCACCGGTTCTGCGCAGCCAGCGGTACCGCATGGCGTCCTGCTCTACCGCCTCTGGTTTTTGCAATGTCAAGACATCGTAGCCGTCCAGATACACACTGAGCCGACGATTTTTAACGACCGCTGCCAAATGCCGGCGCACTTCGCCCTCACTCCAATCCTCCAGCGTGTAATTCGCGACCCGCGCCGCGGCAAAAGCGAGGGTGATGAGCTTGATGAATGCCGATAGCCCGACTCGCGTTTCACTGTTCGCTATACCGTCAGAATGCCCAATCATCTGAATGTCGGCCTGCGCCAGCATCAGCAGAGCTTCTTCTCGCGTTACTTCCGGGATCAGAGGGGTGATTGTCATTTGGCAAAGTCCCGCACGAGCACGGCCGCGGAAGGCTGCCCGTTCGCATCCAGCCACGCTGCAACTTGCTCGAGCGTGTCGGTATGGACCTTGTGCGCGTGCCCGTAGGTGAACGTGATTTGGGTCAGAGCTTCGCAGTTCGGGCAGTGCATCGTCGCGCCGGCGGGCTTGCCGCGACGCTCTTCGATCATTTGCTTGATCGTTCTTGCAGAATTCAGAGCGCCAACGTCGTAGGCCATCTGCATAACGTTTTCGAACCATTCGAAAATCGTCACGATGCCGGCCGGCATCGCGTGCGTCTGGCGGAAATTGGCGAACCACTTCGCCGCGGCGTCGCTCATTCTTTGCTCGAGTCTTTTGCCTGCTGGATTGCTTTGCTGGCGATCCCGGCGATTTCGCCCAGCGCGAAGGTCAGGTGAGGCGATACCTGGGCCCCTTCCGGATATGGATACAGCACCGAGGCAAGATCGTGGATGGCCTTGAGCAATTTCAAAGAGCGATGTTCTTCGGTTTGGCTCATTCGAACAGGTCACCCTTGCATGTCGTGTTTTTTGAACCACTCGTCGTGGTACTTCTTGAAATCTTCCTCGCTCATGCCTTCCGGCCATTCGAGCCCATCGACAAAGACGCGCATGCGCTCAGACCTCACAATCCTGAACGTGGTCCATCCTTCTTTTTCGTTCTCGGTCATTCAAACAGTTCCCCGCTGGCGCTGATCGCCGATCGGCCGCCAGTAATGAGGTCCAGTGACCGCAGTCGGCTCAAGACATTGTCCACGTGTGCGCTGGTGGTCGAATAGCCTGCCCGTTGTGCGATTTCATCACGGGTGAGGCTGCCGGGGTAGGCCTCGAAAACCACCTTCAGGAACGCTGCTTCAGCGGCGCCCCCGGCCTCGAGCATCCAGTAATCGCGCAGTCTGTCCCCGGATGGGAGCGGTTCGAACTCGCCCAGCGCTGCCAGGCCGGCGTC